GCGAGACTACAAAATGAACTTTCGCAGAGCATGACGGTAGATGATAATGGAGGAGGAGTACCCTCTTGCGGAACCACTGGCGAGGTGGCTTCTGGAGAATCGACCGTACACTCATCTGAACACGCGGATCCGGCAGTTTCTGTGTCTGTGCAGACAGTCGAGCACGCTGTCGTACCAATGCTTGAAGACTGAGGCTATGCGAACCGTAGAGTATCTGATGAAGGGACCCTTCGGGCGCATGTGGCTGCGTGATCGGTACTTTGAGCGAACGATTCGGTTGTACGGCAATCAGGATCAGCGGACGGATGCCTGGCACAACAAGCGGGGTACAATGATCACGGCCTCGGAGGTCACAAAGGTGTGGCAGTCAGCAGCGAGTCGGCTGGAGTTGCTGGAGAAGAAGCTCGAGCCACCTGTTCGGGTGTCTGGAGCGAATGCGGTGGGTCCTATGATCTGGGGAACTCGGTTCGAGCCCGTGGCCAAGAAGATCTTCGAGGAGACAACCGAGTGTGAAGTCATTGATGTGGGATGCTGTACTCATCCGATCTACGACTTCCTGGGTGCCTCTCCCGACGGTCTGATTGTTCCACGAGGTGATCAGGAACCCATGAGGTATGGTCGTCTGGTCGAGTTCAAGTGCCCAATCTCTCGGGTAGAGAAGCCCGAGATTCCTGAGGGATACCTCAACCAGATGCAGATGCAGATGGAGTGTACGGGCATCGACGAGTGTGAGTACGTCGAGTTCCGATTCAAGCAGGTGTTCTTTGCTGAGTGGGAACCCTCGACTCTGAAGAAGGGATGTTTTGCTGTATCGGAAGAGGGCAAGGTCAACTACAAGCCGGATGACCAGACTGTAGATGATTGGCGAAACACCTTGACTGAGACAGATCAGATCATCTTCTGGGTTCTGTCGGGTATCAAAAAAGACTTTGTTCCCAAGGATCCGAATTGGCTGCCCAGTCATATCGCTGATCTACAGGGCTTCTGGAACGACGTGGTGCGCCACAGGGAAGCGGGAACGAAGCCCGAGCCTCCTCCGTCCAAGGGAGTTTCTATGGACATTTAGTTACCACGACCACCAGAGTTTCGGACAGACGAACCTGAACTTTCCACGAGGAGGGGCAAACTTCCGATTCCACTCATCGATCGAGTAGTTGTTCGCCATACTGATATTACAGCGACCACAGATCGGCACTAGATTTTCAACGTGAGTTCCTCCACCCCGGCTCTCGGGGATGTTGTGACCACACTGATAGTCGAATACGTTGATGATATTTTTACACCACCTGACCTTACATTTGATCTCAAACACGCGTCCTGCTTGAGACAACCACACCTGTTCTCGCAAGGCCTTGGGGATCTTGCCTTTTACATAGGACATTGAGTTTTAAGTCATGTAGCTCTTAAACTGGTTGACCTGGAAGATGGTCTCTTTTCCAGGAATCGGTCCTGCGTCGTAGGGGGCCGGCTCGACGTGGTTCGTCATCTGGCGGTAGGACGACTGCTCGTTGGCCACGGTCGCATCCACGTTACGCTTATCAAGAAATTCGGGTTGGAACTTCTCCATTCCAAATGTCTTGACGACGAAGTAGACAGCCACGAGGGCGGCTACGAAAAAGAGAAGGGCGGTCGCAGTCTTCATTGTTCAAGGAGCCGAAAAAAACGAATGCTCTTATCTGTAAGAGAACGATAGGCACAATGGAGGAGACAGCACTGAATACGCTTCGCACGATGTTCGCTCGCCGTAAGCTGGACACGGCCACGGAACGCCTGGTCATTGAGGGCGACAAGAAGATGGAGCGTGTCACGGCGTACACGATTGGTACGGTACTGGTGTGCTTTAGTCAGAAGGATAAGGTCCTTGCCGGAGATATTAACAACGTCGTGGACTTTGCGAAGAACAACAATCACACGACGGGCGTGGTCATCGTCGCCATGTCCCCGCCGTCCGAGAACGTCCTGCGCGTCGTCAAGTCCTATGCCAAGGAACGTGTGCTGTTCTTCCATATCTGGCAGCTTCAGTTCGACATAACGACGCATCGGATGGCCATGCCTCATCGTATTCTGAATGAGGACGAGAAGACGAAGATCTTCAATCAGTACAAGATCTCGAATCCGGAGAACCAGCTGCCATGGCTGGATTCGCAGGATGCGATGATTAAGTGGATCGGCGCGATCCCTGGTGATGTGGTCGAGGTCACGCGTCACTCGGACACGGCCGGTCGAAGCCTGTATTACCGATACTGCGTAGAGGACGTAAATGTTGCCCAGTAGTAAGATGCCTGAACCGGCGCCCAAACTTATCGTCAATCCTCACGACGATATCCTCAAGTACGCCAAGCAACAGAACGCTCTTCGAAAGGAACGTGAACACCTCCGTGACCGGGCGACGCGGGTGGCTCACATGTTAGGAAAGAAGGCGGGACGTCGTACACGCCGCATACGCCGCAGCCGTCGTAGAACTCTTCGCAAGATGTAGAATAATGGAGGACCTGCGAAAGGCGTATGCCACCAAGTTTCATGAATACGAGACACTCATTCAGACGGGAAATCCGAACGACGTAGAGAAGATTCGCCAGCTGAATCTTGAGCTCTCGGACCTTCTCTCGAAGATGATGACAGAGTTAGGTCAGGTCCAGTCGAACAATCATCTCCTTGAGCAATATACCAAGGATCTCAACGACAAGCTCGTGCGAATTCAGAACGACTACAATGCTCTCGCTATGAAGAAGGACACTCTACAAACACTTCAGGGAATCCGCGAACATCAGCAGGCCACCTTCAGTGGTGCCTTCTTTTGGTATTCGTTTGCCTTGTTTATTGCCCTCCTGCTCTTCTTCTTTTTATTGATCTACAAGGTTGCCGCTAAGCCCGCAGCCAAGCCGAGTGCGACCACGACTCCCAGCTTTACCAGGTAGTTTGTGTAATCCACATGAGGGGCAATCGGAGATGTGCTCATCATCTGCGTCTGAACATAGTCATCCTGAACGAGAGGTACCTGGCGCTGGAGAGTCGATGCCTTCTGGTGTAAGTTTACAAGGTCAGGATTTGTTTGCGTAAAGCTGCTGACGAAGTTTTGAATGTACCCCTTTCCCTGCTCATATTGTGACTTCTCCTCCTTGATGATCTTCTCGGCCTCGCCCAGGGCTGTGTCCGCCACGGTCTTTGCGTTGATGTCACCTGTTACACGGTACCGTGCGTAGTTCTCCTTATAAATCTCTAACTGCTTATGGAGATCGTCCATTATCTTCTCTTTAGATAAACAAAATGCCCACAACACCGTTCATGCAGATCAACCCTCCTAACCGTCGTAACATGGTGGCTGACACGTCGGATTATACTCGGTTTCTCCGCATGAGCGCCACTCTGGCTCCGTATGTCAAGCAGGGCGGATCTCCGATTCCCAACGCTCTGGGATGGCGTAGCCAGGCTGCCAATCGTGATGCCCGTGTGATTGGGCCGATGTATCTGGCTTTCAAGTCTTTTATTCCTAACCGGTAAACAATGGGAAACAACGCTTCGTGTCCGGCGGACTTTGACTCTGAACCCTTCATATGCCGAGCCAAGTGTCCCGACGGATTCAAGTTTGCCTCTGACCCCAATGACCCCAGGAAGAAGCGGTGTGTTCTCTTTACTGACAACTCTAAGTTCTTTGATCTCAAGGAACTGCCTCCCATAATGCCGGGACCACCCGGAAGTGATCCTGTTCCTGAACCCGCCATCTATAATCAAGAACGTGCTCGAGTAAGCACTGAGGCTGGAAAGATCAGCTCTATGGCTCCCTATCAGGATAATGCCGATGGACTGAGTAACCAGGCAGAGAAGATCGCCTCTCAGTACGCAGGATTCGGTGCCCTGAGCGCAGCGACACAACGAATCAAGACGGCCTCTGAAAATATCCGCGAACCTCGTCCCAAGGTTCAACCCAATGCGATTGAGTCAGAGACTCGGAAGATTCTCAATCCTCTCAAGATGTCGGTCATTCAGACAGCTCTGTTCACCATCCTTCTGGCTCTAGCCGAGCTGTTGGTTGTGCCGATTGAGTATGCCCAGGGTCTCATCTTTCTGACGCTCTGTGTTGGTGCCGCAGTAGGAATCTATCTGTCCAATACATAATGGGGAACTGTCCGTCGGAGTTCGCACACGTGCCAAACGGGCTCGGTTGTATTGTACAATGTCCTACCGGAAAGGGGTTCGAACTCACTACCACGAACGGATTTTCGTGTACATATAAGGAAGATCCCACGATTACCTTTCCTCTCAAGGTTGTACAGGGCTACGGCGATCCAAACGTACCAGAACCACCCAAGAGCTATAAAAAACTACCTGCTTCTGATATTTATGAAGACGCAGTTAAGGACTTCAACGAGAATCTGAAGATTGCTCTGGCAAAGCTTGATAAGGAAGATCGAGTGGCTGAGGCCTTCGGAAAACTTCAGGATGCTGAGGAAGTGCGTGATGAGGCACCGGATGCCTATGAGAAGGCTCGAGTTGAATACTATACTCTCACCAAGGGAGATACCTGGATCGAGGACGAGAAGAAGCGTGTCGCTAACACGGAAGCTCAGCCGACCGTTGATAACTATCTCAATAGCTACTCGAACATCGTCAGTCTCAAGGACCAGCAGCAACAGACGATTGATGCCGTCAATGGAGTCAAGGAGAACGTGATTGGAGTGACCGATAATATGAAGTTCTCTGTCGCAGCCTTTGAGAAGCAACTGACCGAGCTCAAGAACCAGATCCAACTCGATAAGAAAAAGAAGATCATCGAAGCCGAGACGTACTCTTCGTGGTACGACCTGATTCTCAATATCCTGATCGCTATGGTGACTTGTGTGGCTATCTTCTTCGTAGCCAAGGCTGTCATGAAGCGCGTTTCGCCATCTGCTCCTATAACCCCGCCCACAACGTAATGGAGGTTTCAGACCCTCGTACCGTCGCCGACTTTCAAAAATCAACCTTCTGCGGACATCCACGATCACACGTTACCAAGGTTCTCCTTCAAAACGTGCAGTTGGGTCACGCAGACTATGCTTGTTATTGGGCTCTGGAGTTGCTGTGCTCAGGACTCGTCCACAGCCTGTGGGCCACCTTCTTTGATGCTGCGGCCGTTCATATCAATCGAGCCAATCCCAATGTCTTCATCTACCTCGCCGATGCCTACGAACGCTACGCACCCATTGAGTCGACCCTCTCGGTCTCCAATATGACCAGCATTCGCAATAATCCCGATGTGCGTCGACTGATCTGTGAGGTAGCCGCCACGCTGTCTCTGTGTCGCAAGAACAAGCTTCCGAGTCTGCCGACGATCAAGCCGCCTCATGACTTTGATCCTGTGACTATCCAGGAATCACTAAAGGCTCCCTCCCGTATCTTTGGAAGTCTGGTCATGCGAAAGACAGATCCCCTGATGGCGGCTGTGCCTTTGAATGAGTTCGTCTACTGTCTTCGTACGGATGTTCGTGATGTGACGAGGGCTCTGTACTGGATGGCCTGGGTCTTTGCCTTTTGCCGTGAACACAAGAAGCAGACCAAGACAGCCCTGGCCTTTGCGCCGCGTTCGGATGAGTTTGTCTCCGAGGCTCACGGAACCCATCCCGTCTGGATCTTCTGGGAGGGCATTCGCAAGCAGACCCAGCCCCACGCTCGAGGAGTGATTGAGGTTCTCTACAAGATGTACTGCCTTCGTTGGGCACCCACTGAAGCCAAGACCAAGCAACACTTGTTGATTGCGGCCATCGTGATTGTCTGTGAGGGAACGACCTTTGATGCGACCATTGTTACGGGAAGCACGGTGGCGGTATCGAATGTCTTACAGGGAATGCCAGGTTGGATTGATGC